CGTTGGAATCTTCTCTTAGTACAAGTATTTTATTAATAGCATTCGGAAAGCGGGGTTATGGGCTAATGGCTCACAACTTCGCTTTGTCGTTACATAAGCACAGCCCAAACGTACCGGTACATATTTTTATAAGTGAGGACATTAGTTTAAACCTCACACGCCCAGAACTATTCGCGTCTATAAATATCCTACCTACCAAAGCCTATTTGAACAACGGAGGACGTATTGACCCCGCGAAAGTCAAAACTCAAATCTACTCTTTAGGGCGTTCTATTGGATTGGACAAGTTCCTTTACTTAGATGTCGATGGATTGGCTTTGTGCGATATTGAACCCCTACTCCAAGACTTAAACGGCACAACAGTAGCTACCGAAGTGATGGGTTCGGGTGGTCGGTTTGATGAAATAGCTTACAACCTTTGGGCGAAAAGTGAGCGTACTTGGTCACACTTTGGGCTAAGTGAAACCGCTACACTTTGCGGCATTCAGTCAAGTTGGATGTACTTTGAAGCTGGGCGTGTATGCGATAAGATGCAAGAGTATTTGGACTATTACATGGAGGTCGGCATTCCACGTGATATGCTTCAATTTGATTGGGGTGGTACAGTACCTGACGAGTTGCTATATCAAGGCGTGTTTGCAAAGATGGGTATAGTTCCAAAGCGAGAAACCTCCAAGCCTGTTATCTACTTTGGCAACCGCGATAACGTCAAAACCGAAAGTGAGGTGAAAACGGGTTACTTTATCCTTTCAATTTACGGGCAAGGCACAGGAAAAACCTTAACTTTGCAGCGTTATTTCGCGATGTACGAACGCGAATTGAAGCAACTTAATGCACCTTCGCAGCTGGCAAGGATAAGACAGGACAAGCATTTGAATCGTGGAAATTAGTATCAATAAAGCATTTGCGCCCGCGTTTGCTTCCAACAAAAGGTATATTCACTTTTACGGTGGCCGAGCAAGCGGGAAAAGTCACAACATAGCCCTTTACCTTTTGGGGCGTTGTATGCAACCCGATTACTTTAGGGGCGTTCTAATGCGAGAAATACACGGGTCAATTCGTGACAGCCAATTTAGGGAAATGAAAGACCTAATCGAAGCGCATGGATTAACACCAATGTTTCAAGTGAACGAAACTACAATGGCGTTTAGATGCTTGCTTACGGGCAACACCATAATCTCCAGGGGGCTAAAGAAAACATCAAAGAACGAAACTGCAAAGGTCAAATCTATTAAAGACCCCTCCGTGATTTGGTTTGAGGAAGCAGACGAAATAAGCGCGGAGGACTTTCGCAAGGCCGATATGTCAGTACGTACCACGCGGGGCAAGCTGCAAATCTTAATTAGCTATAATACCGATATTGAGGAAACGCATTGGCTTAGAACAGACTTTCACGACCAAGACCGCGATGATACTTTCTACTGCCATACGACATACGAAACCAATGCAAAGAACTTAGACAGCGCGTATATCCGAACGCTTACCACGCTGCAAACAGTAGACCCCGACTATTACCGCGTTTACGTCTTAGGGCTTTGGGGCGGCAAGAAAGTAGTTGCACCGTTTGCTCACGCCTTTGACCGTAGTACCCACGTCAAACCATGCAGCTACAACTCTGCCCGACCGCTATACATTTCGATGGACTTTAACATCGACCCGTTTGCGTTTATCTACTATCAATTTTGGCGTGATACGGAGGGCTACCATTTACACGTATTTGAGGAGGAAACGATATTAGGCGGCACGGTTGATGAAGCAATTAACCGAATCAAAAACAAGTACGGCCAAGCATTGCACCTGTTAACCATACAAGGCGATTACAACGGCACTAATCGCAGCATGGTATCGCCTGACAAGTTGAGCGTGTATAAAACGCTTCAAAAGGGGTTACGTTTACAGGATAGGCAATTCGATTTAAGACCGAACCCAAAGCACGTTAACAGCCGAAATGATGTGAACTATTTTTTACGCAATTTCAATGATTTCAGAATCGACCCGAAATGCTTATATTTGACCCGTGACTTTGAACGTGTTGAAATCAATCCCGATGGCAGTATTCGCAAGTCAGACCGTTCACAAGGAAACCAAAGAGCCGACCATTTAGACGCAGCGCGATACATGATAAACGGTAAGGACGTGCAAGCGTGGGCAAACATTCATAGGAAAACAAACAATGGATAAATTACCACATCCATCGCGTATTTTTAAGACACCTAACGACTTACTTGAAGCGTGGAAAGCGTACAAGAAAAGCCTACAATCTAAAGCGTTGGAATGGCCTAAAATTCAGTATGTCGGTAAAGATGGCACAAGAGTTGAGGACTATCCAAAGTTGCCTTTGGTAATGGATGGCTTTGAATCATTTTGTTATGATTTTTATGGATGCGTTAACCAATACTTTGATAATAAAGACGGGTATTACGATGACTTCGTTACTATCTGTTCGCATATACGTAAGGAAATAAGAGCCGACCAAATAACTGGCGGGCTATTGGGTAACTACAATGCAAGCATAACCAATAGGCTTAACAACCTAACTGAAAGCACAACAACCGAATTAACAGGCAACTTGCCAACCTCGGTTACATTTAACTTCACCGACATGAGCGGTGACAATTCAGAAGAAAATGAGTTGCTATAACTGCGGAGGTTGCTCCGAAACAGAACGAATGAATTTGTGTTTGGCTTCCGTTAACTTCGGAACGTTTCCTGTCAGCACATCGGTAACGCTAACCTTTGAATCCCTTGCGGATGGAAGCATTAGTACGGTTACGCAAACAAGCACAGGCGTTGGCAACCTAACCATACTTGCAGCCGCGTTACCTTCATTCGTGGCGGGCGTACGTTACAAGGTAAGCGCATCACACACGTGGACGGGAATAACGTGTGCCATTGTTGAATTTGGCTTAGTACAGGGCGCGAGTGGAATAGTTACGGGCGCGGCAAATGTGTTGACCGTATGCAGTTAGGTATAATCGTTCTTACGTCCTTAGTTTCCGTTGGATTTCACTTGGCCACAATGGAACTGATATTCACGTTCTACGGGTTGCCCGAAGCATTCTATCTATCACTAACCAAACGCTGGCAGAAAATATCCAAACCGCTATGGTATTGCCCTACTTGCATGGCTTCGGTTTGGGGAACGATTGGGCACTTCTATTTAGGCGGTGAGTTCTACTTGTGGCCTGTTACCGTTCTATCCGTTGCATTCCTAAACACCTTACTTAACAAATGGGTATCAAATTAGCAAACCTAATCTTTGGGGCGCAACGTCTAAGCGATTGGCATAGGGCGAACCAAGCTACCAACGTGCGTACTGGAATGCTTGCTGAGTTCAAAGATGACAAAGGACGTTGGTACTATTCGTTCCGGGATGAAGGCGATGTACCTATTACACGGCTATCAGAAGCCCACACGCACCTTCAATATATGGCTGCCGGGTTAAGTTCTGAAACGTGGAAGCAAGCACTTGAAACGATTACCGTGTGCCTTGCCAAACAGGACATTATCAAAGCTGGCGTGGTAATTAACGACCTGACCGACCTTGAAAAGAAAATCGTAAACTTAGATGCTTTGGTGAACATTATCGCCATCAACTACGTGCGTGAGGACGAGGACGTTTCAAAGATTAGCGCGTCCATCCATGCTGAAAAGTGCGATTACTTGAAGCATGAAACTGAGGAAGGTCGCTTTTTTTTTCGACTGCCCATGTTCATCAAATTACTGAGCGGGCTAACGGTTTCCAAGCAAGATGCAACGACCTTATCGAGAAACTTTCAACTGGTAAGCGAAAATCTGAAAAGAAGGTGGTCGATATTGCGTTCAGAACAGCCCACAACAGAATAAGCAAACAGCGATTAGAGTGGACGCGCTTCTTGCGGTTCATGGGTAAGGATTCTGACGGGTTCGCAAGGCTTCGGGATATGGGGCGTTCGGACTTCCTTTTGGAATTGTTTACCTTTGTCGAAACGCGGTTAAGCGAGATTAAAAGCGCAAAGGATGGCAGACGAAATAGTAGCAAAGTATAAAGTTGATGTTTCGGGGGCAAGTGCTGCACTTGACCAATTAGCCGCTAAGACCCAAAAGACTGGGCAAACATTAGATGATTCATTTAACAAGGGATCGGACGGGGCTAAACGGTTACGCGATGAACTTGCCAAACAACCAAAGACATTAGCCGACTTAGAGGCTCGATTGGTTAAGTTAAAAGAACTTTTACGCGATGATACCAAGATAGGAACGGAGGGGTTCAAGCAAGTTACAAAGGCTATAAACGACACCAACGCGGCTATTAAACAGGCGAATAGTTCATTAGCTGAAACGCCAAAGAAAACAAGCGCGATTACAAGCGGAATGAAGCAAGTAGGGGCTGCAATTGTAGCCGCATTTGCTATTGATAAAATAGTGTCGTTCATTAAAGAGTCCGTAAACCTTGCGGCAAAAGCGGAGGGAGTGGAACGCGCATTTGCTAAGATTGGAGATGCCGATTTGCTTGCTGGATTAAGGTCGGCAACACGTGGCACAGTAACCGACCTTGTGTTAATGCAAAACGCTGTTAAGGCTAATAACTTCAAGATACCATTAGACCAATTAGGAAGCCTTTTGAAATATGCGCAAAGCCAAGCAAGAGCAACGGGGCAAGATGTGGACTACCTTGTGGAATCACTAATTACAGGCATTGGCAGAAAGTCGGTTTTAGTGTTGGACAACTTGCAAATAAGCGCGGTTGAGTTACGAGAAAAATTAGGCGATGTTTCACTTGAAGCGGCAACTGTTGGACAAGTTGCAGAAGCCGTTGGTCAAATAGCTTCCGCATCACTTGCAAAAATGGGGGATTCAGCCGATACTACTGCGGATAAATTAGCCCAACTTTCAACTATTTGGAATAACTTTTCGACTAAAAGCGGGGCGGCTATTATAGACGTAGCGACTAAATTAGGGCAATTATTAGAGTTAATGCCAGAGGATGTAAAAAGAACCAGTGAGTTCATGGAATCTTTAGGCAACAAGTCATCGGAGGCATTGGAGAAAATTGGGGAAACCCAACTAAAGGCGGTGCAATCAGCCCGCGAAGCCTTTAATTTAGCGCAAAACACGCCATTCGCTCAACAGAATGAAGGCGAAACAGATAGGCTACAAAAAGAATTATTCGTGCAATTAGAACTATTAAAAGCGGTTCAAGACACGTACAAGCTACGAAAAAAAGAAGAGGAAAGGCGCGAAATGTCAGCGCAGTCGCTTAATGATTTGGATGCACAAACTATTCAGTCAATAGATGTGCAAATCACTAAATTAAGGGAGAAAGAAGCGGAGGAAGCAAAACTTCGAGCGTCACAAATTCAAAACATATTCTTTGTAGACAAAGCCCTTGCAGACCTTAACGATGAATTGAATGGCGAGGCAACTTCGCTTGAAAGAATTACCGCGATACTGCCTTTGATTAACGCATTGGAGGAACAACGCAAAACGATACTTGGGCAAGAAACCGATGCAATGAAAAAGCTAAGGTTGGAAATGGAAGCCTTAGACAAGATTGAAAGGAAACGCGCGGAGGAATACAACAAAGCCAGAGAAGCCGAAGCCGCGCGATTACTCAAACAGGAGGAGGACAATGCGAAGGAACGGGTTAAGATTGCGGAGGACATGGCGCAAATGTTGTTAGATATTGAGGGTTACCTTGCAACCACAAGCGAGGAGGTTAGGGATTTTGAGTTGGCAGATAATCAAAGGTTTTATGATTCGCGAATCGAACAAGCAACAAAAGGAATTGGAGAACTTGCAAAAACAGAAGAAGAATCAGCGGCTATATTTCAGGCAATAAAAGACGAAAAAAATAAGGCAGACGAGGAATCCCAAGCAGCCCACAACCAACGGATATTTGAACTGAATAAGGCTTTGGCAGATAGGAATGCAGCTTTAAAAGATGCCGAACAAGAAAAGAATGAAGCAACCCAAAAGCAAGCGATTGACCTAATACAAGCTGGGTTGTCTACTTTTGGAAGTGTGTATAATAGCATGATGGACATTGCTCAAAACGCATCAGATTTTGAGTTGGCAATGCTTAAAAAAAAGTATGAGGAAGGTTCTATTAGTTTGGAGTTTTTTGAAGCAGAACAAATACGTATACAAAGAGAATCGGCACAAAGAGCAAAGGATGCGGCAACCTTTAATGCCATTATAGGGGCTGCACAAGCTGCTATTAATGCGCTAAGTTCTCCAGGAGTTCCGTTTCCAGTTGCGTTAGGGTTTTCACTTTTTGCAATAGCAGCAGCAGCCGCGCAAGTAGCCGCAATTCAAAGCCAACCTTTGCCCCAATTCGCTAAGGGTGTTGTAGATTTGCAAGGTGAAGGAACGGCAACAAGCGACAGCATACACGCTAAATTATCCAAAGGTGAAAGCGTTATCACAGCCAAAGAAACAAGCAAGCACAGGGGTCTACTGGAAGCGATGAATAAAGGACTTGCAGAAAAGTATATCCTAAGTAATTACGTTAAACCAGCGTTAGATAGCGCGATGTTAAGCGGGTTTGCCGACATGGGTAAAAGCGCAGAATTGAACGGGTTAACGGCTAACCTTAAAGACCATAACATTATTGCAGCGATGGATAGAAATAGACAAGCCACGGTGCAAGGGTTAAAGTTAATTAAACAAGAACTATCAAAAAATAAGCGCGTAAACATTAGAAGCAAATGGTAACATTTATTTTGGATGGGGTATTGTATGAAAATCCCGAAGGATGGGAAGAAACGGAAGCCAAAATAACTTTTGACCACGACACTCAAATTACAAGCGTTGACTACACGCAAGAATATACGTTTTACGGTGCGGCCTATAGTTATCTATATGGAAAATACATAACTGGTAATTATTGCGATTTAGTTAGTGTTCAAGTCATTAGAGATGGAACTACAATAGTAAATGGTGTTATATTTGTGACATCTTGTAAGTTTAATGAAGGCAAATGCTCCGTTATTGCAAAAGTTGATGACGATTCATTTAGTGCAAGGATTCAAAACAATCTAAGCGTAAAAGTTGAAGCAAATGGTGAACTTTCAAAAAATGGAGTTGCCATAACGCCCGTTCCTGTTAATGATATTTTGCTATTTTATGCAGACGGTGTTTACTTTAACAACGGTCGCAAGGGATATTTTGTGCATGACATATTAAAGTGGCACGTTGCATGGATGACGGATAACGAGGTTAATTTTGTTTCTGACTTTTTTAGAATAGGTGAGGGTGCTGTAGATATGTGTTCAAGTGGTGTTAATCTTCGAGACATTTCAGGGGTATCCGATGTTAAACCTAAAATTGATTTCAGAACATTATTCAGCACGTGTAGAAAGTTGCGAAACGTGGGAATGGGATTCCAAAGAATAGGCGGAGTTCCAACGGTTAGAATTGAGCATATTGATTTCTTTAGAACTAATACGAATTTCGTAGCACTGTACAATATAAATGACATTGAACTTTCGTTCGTTCAAGAATTGCTTTACTCAAACATACAGATAGGCAGTGAAATAACACGGGTTAGGGATTGCGATGAAGGGCAAACTAATTGCGGTGCGTTTGTTGAAGTCACCTACTACGGATTTGAAGAAGAATCATTTGGATTAACTGGGGTTTGTAATTTAGATTTTGGTCTTGATTTGACAATAGATACCGATGTTATAATTGACCCAAACACTATTGAAGACATAAGTAGTTATGAAAATGACGGCAACGATGATTCTTTTATTTGCATTCAAATAGACTTGCCAGCTATGACAGCTCCACCCCAATACATTGGGTATTACAAAGCGAATCAAAGCGACCCTCTTAACATACAGCAAGCATGGTTCAATAACGATTACCGAAATGAATCTATATTGCTTAGATATGCCGATTACATAAACGGCAATATCGGTAGCTTTCAATTGATTAACGACCTAAATTTATTTTTAGTTAGCGGTAGTTCACCATTAGGTAGAATGTCACCATCAATAGATTACAATTCGGCACTTGCAAATACTCCGCTTTGGACTACTTACCCGCCCGCAAATTCTGCCATTTTCTTTAATGACACGGCCTACATTCAAAACAGCGGTTCAACAGTTCCGCGAATAATAGACGGTTTTCAATGCTACGATTCGGGCGGTCAATATGATGATACTACTGGAATTTATACCGCATTGTATGAAGGAGCTTATAGGTTTTCGATGCAGTTTAGCATTCAAGCAACAAGTACAAGTCCAGCTGGTCAGGTAACGTACAGAATGAATCTTTTAAGATACGATTCGGGAGGTACTTTAATCCAAACATACACAAGCCAATTAGTTGCTGCTAACACTATCACGTTAACTGGGGCGTTTTACCCTACAATCATTTATGATACTGGATTTGTTGAGGGCGAATTGGGTGATTATTATACAGTTACTTTTGAAGCCAATACAAGCAACCCATTTTATACTGAATTAAGAATTTTAGAGGGTTGGTTTGAGTGTACAGAAACACGTTCAGTAATTCAGACAATTCAGAACAATACTGGCAACAAAAGATTAGGTGTTCGTAGGTCATTTGAGTACCCAATTACTTGTGATGTATCAAATGCTATATTAAACGATGTAACTACTCAGGTTCTATTAACTGGCATAAACACAAGTAAACAAGGATTTATTGAAAGCGCACAAATCAATTTAATAACGGGAAAGTCTACATTTGACATAATTACAAATAACTAACTTTGCCGCCATGTCATTAGACCTAATCCCATACCAGCCGTTACCCTTTGGATTAGAGGACAACTGCACCCTACCATGTTATGATGGATGGATGCAAAAGATACAAGGTAGCACGGACGTTACATCCATTCAATTCGCTTACGGGGCTTGCGCTAATACGTTTAGCGAAACGATAGATGGCAACTTTACGGGCGGTGGTGTTGACTGGATACAAGGCGGATTGTGGACGTTTCCCGATACAAGGGCTGTTTCACCTATTGGCGGTGCTGGTTACATTCGGCAAGCAATAGCCAACGCAAGCGGTTTATATTACGAATTGGAGTTTACGATTGTGGTAAATAACGGGTTGATGCTGCTGAACTTTAGCGATGGCACAATCATTCCTTATTCGGCAAGCGGAACGTACACATACACATTTGAAAGCGTTGGAAAGACTTACGTAGAGTTCTTTTTTAATACTGCTTTGGGCGGTACGGTTTCCAATGTAATAATAAAGCCGATTTTAACGCGGGTTAACATGGGCATATTCGCAATGGATGGTACGCTTTTAGGGTTAATCACAGACGATAACAATACTACATATAGCAACGGTTTTCTAACATTTAACCTAAAATGGAGCGAAAGCCCAGCGCCTAATGGGTGTTACTATTTAGGGGTGTACGACCCGTGCCAATGCTCGCAGTTTGGATTTGCTGGCGATGACTTCCAAAGTCAGGCGCAATGGGATGTATACGCTGGCGGTGATGACTTAATTGTTATTAGCGGTGGGCAAATGCAAGCAAGCGCGATAACCCAAGCCGCTCACTACGTTAGGCGAAGGGATGTTCTTTGTCGAGATGTAGCTTACACGATTACGTTCACCATTAGCGGAATGCAAGGAACTGACACGTTCCAATTTGCATCTGGGTTAACAAGCGGAACGATATACACAACGGATGGGACGTATACGGAGGTAATAACCCCAACGTGGACAAACGATGACCCGTTGGATTTGCGGTTCTTATTCCTGTTGGACATTGCTACTTTGCATTTCGTATTGATAACTGATTTTAGTATTGAAGCGGTTGAGCCGATAGTCACTTATACAAGCGTACCGTTTGAACTCAAAGAAACGATTTGCGAGTGTACTGTTTTGGTGTCAGCTTGCGGCAATGGTGACCAGTTTAATATGGGATTTGTTGGCACGGGATTTAACCCGTCTATTCGCTTAGAATCAACTTTGAGGACTTCTAGTTACCCAACTACCCGTGAAGCCTATGAGTTCAGCACAGGTCAGAAAAAGACTACCTATATGCGTACTCGAAAGGCGCGGTCTTTTGCATACGGTGCGCCCGAATACGTGCATGACTTTATACGGTTAACGCTTGGGTTTGATAACGTCTACTTAGACGGTAGGGCTTCATTCTGCGAAGATGAAGAACCGCCTTCGATAAGCTGGAGCGATGAAGTTGACTTCGGAGTTGCTACTTATACGTTTAGCGATGCCGTAGAATTAACCGAGAAACGACCTTGCGCAGACGGTGCGCCTTTGGGCTGCGATGTTAATGGTATCGAATTGGAGGTAAACGTAGGCACACGCAAGCCTATATTAAACACATCAACAGGCAAGACAATAAACATACCTAAACCAATATAAGATGGCAAGTATTAACGTCAATAATTTACCAGCTAAGGCAGCCGCGGCAATCACAACGGCCGACCAAGTGATGACCTTCACAGCAAGCGGTGACACAACTCAAACGCCATTTAATGAAGCGGTGGCACAGGCTAATACTTTGAACGCAAACGCGGCATTAACTATTGCAAACGTTACCATTCCAACAGCCGAAGTATTGACGTTATTTACTACTCCAGTACCCTTTGGAATTACAGTTCCTGTTGGTTATTTCATTCAGCCTTTAGGAATGTCGTTTCGGGCTCAAAATGGAACAACGGCATACGACACAAATACAAAACTTGCTGCAAGGTATATAGGTTCAGATAAGCACTTTTCAGCAGCTTCAGGGAACTGGACAAGGGTATTGCAATCAACTATAAATCGCGGTGGCCTATTAGGTATTGATGGCACGTTTAGTGCAACAACAACCGACACGCAAATTCTTGATGCTACTGACATTGAAATTTATGTTGAAACTGGCAACCCATTAAACGGGGATAGCGATATTACTATTACAATGGTCTACATACTAATCCCAACGCCTTAGAATGCCCACCGCAGCCGAACTACTCCGCGACAAGGTTAACGGCCTAACGGATATTCCTGACAGTTGGGTTAATCGAGTGACTGGTATACAGCCAAAGATAGCCGCAAGGTTAACGCGGTTAATGGCTAAGCTAACGACCACCAACGGAGTAGTTGACCAAACAGGCGCAAACCTTAGAACGGTCACGGCTATATTAGAGGACTTACGCGCCTACATGACACAGGGCGAATATGCAACTGTGATAGGCGAACTGAACAAGGACTTTATAGCACAGCAAGCAACAAGCACCGCGTACATGGCAACGTTAGGCGGGCAAGGTATCGAAACCACATTTGCAGCACAAACCTACGCGGCAAGGCGGGCGCAATTAGTCGGGCAACTTGTAAACGGTATTGATGAAGCGGTATTGAATCCAGTATTTGAAACGCTGTTAACAGGCATCGAAACAAAGGCGAGTTACTCCGATTTATTGGTGAGCGTTACGGATAGCATAGTTGGCACACCAAACTATGACGGGCGGTTACTTGCCTATTCGCGGCAACTTGTAACCGATACTATTGGAACAACTGATAGGGCGTTTACCGAGATTATCGCAGCAGACTTAGGATTAGAATGGTATCGCTACACGGGCGGTTTAATGGACACAACAAGATGCTTTTGCGAAAAACGCAACGGCAAATGGTATCACAGAAAAGAGATTGAAAGTTGGGGCAATAAAGAGAATTTAGGCGAATGCAACACGGGCAAAGGATGGGCGGGAATGAATCGCGCAACTGATGCAACTACAATCTTTGCCTATGCTGGTGGCTATAATTGCCAGCATTCTATACTACCCGTTTCCGAAGCATCCGTACCTATTGAAACTTTGAAGGAGGCAATAGCTAAAGGATTCTATTCGCCAAGTGCAAAAACCCGTAAACTATTGGGAATATAGTTTAATTTTGCCGAATGCTTATCAAAACGGGTCACGTTATCGAGTTTAATATCGGTGAATTTGTTTACCTAAAAATGGATAAGGAACAGGAACGGCTAATGGTAGTTGCCATCACTTTGAAGCCTTGTAACGCTGTTATGTATGGCGTAAGCAACTCAAAGGATGAAAGCTGGTGTTATGGCATTGAGTTAAGTAGCGAAAGGGATATTGTTTTAGCCACATCGAATTGATTGCACTAACGTCTATTTCACCACGCCACGCGATTGGTGACGCACAAATAAAAGCAGTAGAAAGTTGGAAGGCGCAAGGTTGCCGAGTTATATCTTTGAACACCGCCAGCGAAATTTCGCTACTTAAAGACCGCTACGACATTGAGTTTGTCGAGGTAACGATTACAACCAAAGGGCTTTACAAAGCACCTTATATTCTAATTGGCTCATTTATAGACTACGCAAGGAATAACGGGTTTGAATCAATAATGTTAATCAATAGCGACATTATTTTGAGGGGTGCGGTATCGGAGTATTTCAGCAAGTGCAAGGAGGGATTGGTATTCTGCAACCGAACGGATTTTAACCGCGATTTTCAAGACCAAAAACTATACCCTAATGGCTTTGACGTTTTCTTTATTCACTCCGACTATTACGATTTGATACCTCACACGCTATTCGCTATGGGGCAAACTTGGTGGGATTATTGGCTACCCTATCGCTTCATTATGAGCCGCGTGCAGTTGTTCTTAGTTAAAGAACCTATATTCATGCACGAACGCCACCAAGTGCAGTACAACGCGGAGGAATGGCATCGAATGACAAGGCACTTTAGTTGGGTGGAAAACTACTTGGAAAGAGGGCGGCCACAGGATATAAACAACACGGTATTTAGATTGATTCAAGCCAAATGCAAATGACAATTGACATAGTCTGCCGCACCTATCCCAAAGATTACGAGTGGCTACACTTAGCCCTTGCATCTATTCAAAAGCACGTAACGGGCTACCGTAATATCGTTATTTGCACCCCAACCCCAAGAGGATTAGAACACCTAACCGCTGAAATAGTGGTTCAAGTACCTGACCTTCCTGATGGATATATTGGGCAGCAGCTAACTAAGTTGGAAGCGTGGAAGTATACCGATGCCGATGCCGTTGTGTTTTGGGATAGCGATGTGATTGCAGTCGAACCGTTGGATGTGAATGAGTATTTTGAGAAGGGCAAACCGATAATTTGGAAGACCCGTTACTCTGAAATAGCTTGTCCGTGGCAGCCGATAACCGAAGCCGCCATGAAATACATGGTGGAGTGGGAATATATGCGGAGGATGCCTT